ACCGTTTTGTTGCCGAAGTTGGTGCTGGCGTTACCGTTCCAGTTACAAAGGCCGTTGCTTTGACTGCTGACTATCGTTATCAAGATGGTCCTTCACGTTACAAGAAGTTTGACGGTAATACTGTTGCTGTAGGCGCAAAGTTCTCTTTCTAAGAGTACAATAAGTTTCGGTGGGTTCTTACAAAACCCACCCAATTAACTGGAGAATCACATGCAAAGTAGATTTATACTTGTAGCAGTATTCTTTTCAGCAATCATTCTGATGTTATCTTGTGTGAATGTAAACACATATAACTTGCCGTTTAAGACCACATATGATGCACTGTCTAAGGAAACTAAGATTCAAGTGAATTGTTTGGCACAAAATATCTATCACGAAGCAGCACACGAACCACTAGATGGTAAGAAGGCCGTTGCTTTCGTTACAATTAACCGTTTACAATCCGGTTATGGTGAAGATATTTGTTCCGTGGTGAAACAAAAGACAGGCGGTACATGTCAGTTCTCTTGGTATTGCGAAAAGAAAGATGGTAAGGGCTTGCCAATCACAGATAAAAGGTTGTATAATGAAATCTTGGATCTCGCAACCAATTTGGTTGTTAATTATGAAAGGCAAAAAGATGTTACAGAAGGTGCGACATACTACCATGCAGATTACATCCATCCTGGGTGGAATCATTTGCAGAAAGTCAAGCAAATCGGACAGCACATCTTCTACCGATCCAACAAAGACTCAATTGACCGAAACAAGGAAATCATTTAATATGGAAAACCAAAATTCATACATGAAAGTTGTTATTACTTCATTGGCGTGTATCACCATTGTTATCGTATCGGTAATCATTAGTGGTTATTTGTCGAACATCAATGACCGAAACAACATGGCAGGCAATATGGACAGCGCCATTCAAAAAGGTATTGACCCCATCTCTGTTAAGTGTGCATATGCAACACAGACAGATAATCTTTGCATGGTCTATGCATTGAAGGCTAAGTGATGCCAACTAAAGATGAAATCCGTGACTTCTCATTGAAGATTGAATCATTGGCCAATACACACTCTATTCATTGTATGGATGCCATTGTTCAACATTGTGATGATACTGGTATTGAAATTGAGGTGGCTGCCACCTTGATTTCTCCATACCTCAAAGCAAGAATCCGTGAAGAAGCACAATCAGTTAACCTAATCAAGAAATCATCTAAGTTGCCTTTGTAATAAATAGGTGTAGGTCACGATATTACCAGTATCTACCTACTCTAACATTGTAAAGGAATGTCAGCATGGATATTTATTCTATCTATAAAGCCACTAATATTGTAAATGGAAAAGTTTACATTGGTTTTGATTCTTCTTGGCCTAGCCGAAAATATAAACATAAACAAAGAAGTTTGAATGGAAAACAATCTTTGTATTGTGCCATAAGAAAATATGGTTGGGATAATATCGTTTGGGAAGTCATATATCAATCTAAGGATGCAGAACATTGTTTGTCTGTAATGGAACCATACTTCATAAAAGAATATAATTCTTATGAAAACGGGTATAATATGACAATTGGTGGTGATGGCTCTATTGGTTATAAACATACAAGTGAAATGAAGAAATACCTTTCTGAAATTAGAATGGGAATATCACACAAACACACTGAAGAAACCAAATTGAAAATGAGTGCTTCTAAAAAGGGCATAAGAAGAACCGAAGAAGTTATTTCAAATATGGGTAAAAAATATTTGATAACATACCCTTCTGGCGAAATCGTTTCAATTAAAAATCTGAATAAATTTTGTAGAGAAAATAACTTAGATTGTGTACATATGGTATCTATAGCCAAAGGTTTAAGAAAAAGTCATAAACGATATAAATGTGAATATGAATGACAACACCGGATTTGAAGCATTTTGTATGTATAATGCTTTGAAGTTACACTTTACATCATCAAGTTATGATGTTTTCAAATATAATTGGAAAACAAATGTTTCCACCAACACTTTCATGAAAAGAAAAGACAAATACCAGTTCTATAAGATTTCCAGAAAATACGGAAAAGATGATTTAAGGGACTTTTTTGTTTCAAATTTTGTTCACGGCGAATCTAACTGGATTGGCGACATGTTATCGGCAGAAGGTGAAAAATGGTACACAAAACATAAAAAAGTTAACCAAAGCTTGACATATGTCTTTGAAAATGATATACTTGGTCTTTTAGGAAATGATTCACCGGAACAAATGTTGATTGTCAATGATGGTCAACACCCAACCTTACTCCGTGAGGTAATGTCTGGTACAATTTCAGTAGAAACTTTGTGCATACTTAATGATATTATGAACTTCTTTCCCATGTGGGACCGTAAAATCAGCGATGATATTATCTGGCCCAACTGGCGATTGAAATGTGAAAAGTATGCACCTTTTATACAATACGACAAAGTTAAATTCAAAAACATTCTTAAAGAAGTGATAATAGAACATGTATAAGTTTACTAAGATTTATCTTGATATGGACGGTGTGATTGCTGACTTTGAAAAGAGATATCGTGAGATTTACAATACAAGTCCATCAAGTGATGATGCTCGTAAACGCTTTGGCCAAAGGTTTGCAATCTTTATTCAAAACAAAGAGTTTCAGAACCTTGATTTGATGCCTGATGCAAATGTTCTTTTAGATTATCTTAAATATCAACCTGTTCCTCCTGTAGAGATTCTTTCTTCTACTGCAAGACCAATTTACAATGCCGATGTTTCTCACCAAAAAGAAGTTTGGCTTCGTAAACACAGCATTAACTATCCTGCAAACTTTGTACCTGGCAAACAGTTCAAGTATAAATTTGCTGATGAGAATTCCATAATCATTGATGACACACCTTCTGTTATCGATGATTGGAATAAAGCCGGTGGTACTGGTATTCTTCACAAGGATGCCTTGACAACTATCGCCATATTAGATACACTCCTACGTGGATAAATATGTTTATATTATGTAATATGTGGACAATCCGTTTTAATTTTAATACTCCGTTTTATAAGGAAATAACATGAGTTCATTTGCAAACCTCAAACGTCAATCTGGCAACTTAGACAAGCTTGCCAAAGCAGTCGAAGCATTAAATTCTAATGCCGCTACCGACAATAAAGACAACTATTGGAAACCAGAAGTAGACAAAGCAGGTAATGGTTCTGCTGTCTTCCGTTTCTTGCCGGCACCAGCAGTAGATGGTGATGATGCATTGCCATGGGTCAAGATTTTTGGTCACGGCTTTCAAGGTCCTGGCGGTTGGTTGATTGATAACTGCCTGACAACCAAGAATCAACAATGTCCTGTGTGTGAACACAATAACAAGTTGTGGAATTCTGGCATTGAAGCCAACAAAGAAATCGTTCGTAAGCAAAAACGTAAGTTGAATTACATTGCTAACGTGTATATCGTTTCTGATCCTAAGCATCCAGAGAATGAAGGACAAGTTAAGTTGTTCAAGTTCGGTGCTAAGATTTTTGAGAAGATTACAGGTGCAATGAATCCTGCTTTTGAAGATGAGACAGCAATCAATCCATTTGATATGTGGACTGGTGCTAACTTCAAGTTGCGTATCACCAAGGTTGCTGGTTATCAAAACTATGACAAGTCTGAATTCGCTGCACCATCAGCATTGCTTGATGATGACGATGAATTGGAAAAGATTTGGAAGTCAGAACACTCTCTTGCAGAGTTGGTTGCAGACAAAGAATTCAAGTCTTATGATGACTTGAAGGCTCGCCTTGAAAAGGTTCTAGGTTTGAATGGTGATACACCAATGCCTAAAACCACAGTAGAGACATTGAAGTCTGCACCTAAGAAACCAGTTCAGGAAGAACCTGAGTTGGTTACTGATGATGATGACGATTTGGCCTATTTCAGCAAGTTGGCTGATGACTAAAATAAAGACCCCGCCTAGTGCGGGGTTTTTTATACCGCTCTATAATTCAATCTCTGCAATTTCATCCAAGTATCTTCATCATTACGAACAGGTATAGCACTTGTAGTAATATCTTCTGTTGTTGAACCACCACCAGCAGTAATATTTTTTGAGTTATCAATAACAGTAGTTTTCGCAGCTATATTTTGTTCCATCCTCATATCATTATTTTTACTGATAGCATTTTGCACCCTTTCACCCAGTGGATTGGATTCAGGTTCAGTTGGTGAAACCAAATTTGTTCTAACGTCATTTACCATCGTTGGTCGTTGACCTTTGTTAGATAAATCTACACCAGTTCTTGATTGTGTTGAATTTGTTTGATTTGGAGTTGAAGGCGCTGGCGTTGGACTTGCTGTTGGTGTTTGTTTCTTAGGTTCTGGATCATTGAAACCTTCCGATTCAGAATAGGTTTTAGACTCAGGTTCTTCTGTTACTGGTGTGGCAGTAGGTTGTGTTTTATTTTCTCCACCAACTATTCA